GGCCCTGCTGAACGAGATTCGCACCGTGCTGGTCAATGTCGGGCTGATGAAGGGTAGTGCCTGATGGCCCACAACCGCCGCGTCTACACCTGCGAGATCACCACCAACGCGAGTGGTGGCGGTGAGTACGTGCTGCCGGACGACGGCCAGTACAACGGGATCGACGGCACGGTGATCGGCGTGCGCTACGTCAAGGATGGCACGGCGCCCTACACCGATGGCGTGGACGTGAAGATCGAAACGCTCGGCACCGGCCAGACCATTCTGGACCACGAAGCCCTCAACGCCAGCGCGGTGCTGTATCCCCGCGTGGCCTGCCACGACACCAGCGGTGCCACGATCAACGACGGCGCCCAGACGCCCGTGAACACCCACTACGAGGCGGTGCGCTGCTTTGGCGAGCGGGTGAAGATCACCGTTGCCAATGGCGGCGACACCAAGATCGGCTACTTCGAGCTGTGGATCGAGGACTGATCCACACTCCGTACAATCCATTCCTTTTCCACCCCTTTTTCCGAGGGAGCGCCACACCCAATGGAAAAACGCAAATTGCGCGTCGGCTTCTGCTTCTTCCCCTACGGGGGCAACGGCGGTATCTCCAGTGAAGTGCCCACGGTACGCAATTGGATCATCTCTACCGTGCTGGCCGCCAAGGCGGACGATCGTATCCACGACATCGTTCACCAGGACTTCTCCGATACGCCCATCACGATGACCCGCAACCGGGCCGTGGTGTGGGGCCGCGAGAACAAGGTCGATGTGCTGGTGATGGTGGACAGCGACATGGCCCCGGATATGTACGTGGGCCACGATCCTGCCGCCAAGCCGTTCTTCCAGAGCAGCTTCGACTTCATCTACGACCGCTGGGACAAGGGGCCGCACGTCGTGGTGGCTCCCTACTGTGGTCCCCCGCCGCACCCGCTCCACGGCGGCGAGAGCAACGTCTACGTGTTCCATTGGACGAACAGCGCGCCGCACACCGACCCGGACGGGATCGACTTCGCGCTCAAGGGCTACACCCGGTCTGAGGCTGCGGTGATGACCGGCATCCAAGAGTGCGGTGCCGGGCCGACCGGGCTGGTCATGTACGACATGCGGGCGTTCGATCTGATCGACCCGGCCAAGACGGTTCCGGCCCTTCAGCAGCGTGGACTGAACCGCCGCGAGATCAACGCCTTGGTGACGAGCTTCTTCGACTACGAGTGGACCGACATCTACCACTCGCAGAAGGCCAGCACTGAGGACGTGGTGAATCTGCGGGACATCTCGCTGATCGGGATGCAGACGCTGGGCTACAACCCGCTGTACTGCAACTGGGATAGCTGGGCGGGCCACTGGAAGCCCATGCTTGTGGGCAAGCCTACGCCGCTCCGCGTGGACCAGATCAACCAGAAGTACCGTCTCGCGGTGCAGGAGAACGTCCGCAGCGACGAGAAGATGCGGGTGCTTCCGATGGAGCAGCCGGCCAGTAAGCCAAAGGTGGTTGAGGCGAGCCGGCAGGCCGAACCGCAGAAGCCCACGCTTCACCCAGACGCCCAGGCTCGCCAGGCCCAGTACATGGCGGCGACCGAGCCGAAGCAGTCGGAAGGGCAATTCGGGGCTCCCAAGTCGAAGACGGAAGAAGTGGTTGAGTTGTTTGGCCCAGGCTTCGACGAGAACGGCAACCGGATTACGCGCCGCTACACGGTGCAGCGCAACGTGGGCAGCGTTGAGCAAGCTGGCCCGTTCAACCACATGACGGATGGCCCCGTGATTCCCCGTGGATACGGCATCCCTGTATCGCCGTAGGGTGACGGCCATGCCTGACCACGAAGCGTTCGAGATCCCCCCCAGCGGCCAGATTTCGGACGTGCCGGACCTCCAGTGGTGCTGCGAACTATGCGGCTGCTGGCGACCCCAGCAGGAGTTCTACGTCAAGGGCAAGCAGGTCGCGGAGTGCCGTAGCTGCCAAAAGACGCGGCCGCTGCGGCTGTACTCGGAGCGGGAACGCAAGGAGCGCGGCAAGCAGTTCAAGAAGCTGGTCAGCTTGTTGGCTGGCGAGCAACGCGGGGCGACGGCCAACGCCGCCAGCATCGAGCAACTGAACAGCGCCTTGATGGAGCAGTTCGGTGGTGTCGAAGGGTTAGCCAAGGAGTACTACGAGCAATACCTGCTGGTCAAAGAGAACAACCCAGGCAGCTACACGGCGCTGCGGGCGCTTGAAGGCCCCATGAAGATCGTGGCCGAAACCAGCAAGCTCCACGGTGCTGGCGACCCCAGCAAGTTGGATGACGACGACCTTGAGGCCGCCATCATGCAGCAAATCCTGAAGGTGGCCAAGAGGAACCCCGAGGTGGCACGCAAGGTGGCTGCGGCGCTGCAAGGCGAGGACGAAGAACAGCCCTCCCTGCCGCCGCACCTGATGGACGACGAGGACGAGGACGACCACGGCGATGACTAGCGCGACGGCAGACATCCAGCGCCTATACAGGCTCGCGGCTGAGAAAGCCAACCGCGACCTGGATGCGCTGTCGCTGTACGAGCCGCTGCCGTTCCAGGACAGGTTTCATCGGTGCCGGACGAAGGAGTGTATACTTCAGAAGGGCAACCGAGCTGGAGGTTCAATCGCCGGTTTTGCCGAAGATGCCCGCGCGGTTCTCAACCGCGACCCCTACAAGAAGTACCGCAACCGCCAAGGCCAGAAGGTGCTGTTGCTGCTGGGATTCGGCGTCACCCACGTTGGCACGGTGATCTACCCCAAGCTGTTCCTGGAAGGCGCGTTCAACATCATCCGCGACGAACGCACCAAGCAGTGGCGGGTGTTCAAGCCGTGGCAGGAGTACGACGAAGCCTACAAGGAGAAAGCCCGTCCGGCCCCGCCCCTGATTCCGCCTCGCATGGTGATTCCCAAGACCTGGAACTGGGAAGCCAAGAGCGCCGGCATCTTCAAGAGTGTGGAACTCAAGACAGGCTGGAAGATCTGGTGTTTCCCCTCCAGCGGCGATCCCCGGCAGGCCCAGGGCTTCAACGTCGATCTGGCCCACATTGACGAGGACATCGAGCAGCCTGGTTGGTACACGGAAATCATCGCTCGCCTCGGTGAAGTGCATGGCTTTCTGCGATGGACCGCCATGCCACACATGGCCAACGAGGTGCTGCTGAAGATCATCCAGCGTGGCCGCGAGCAGGAAGGTGAACCGGATGACAAGCGGACCACAACCATCGTGCGGGCCAGCGTCGAGGATAATCCCTACTTCCCCAAGGACGAGCTGGAGCGAAACAAGCGCATCTGGATGGACGAGGGCGAGGACGTTTACCGCATGCGTATGCACGGTGAACTGACCTACGACTCCGTGTTGTGCTACCCCTCGTTTCGCGAGGAAGTACACACCATCAGCCTGCACGACCTGCCTGATGGCCGCATTCCGCCCAACTGGTGCCGCTACATGGTGATCGACCCCGGCCATACCAAGGCGGGCGTGCTGTACGCGGCCATCGACCCGGAAGAGAAGTTCGTCACGGTCTACGACGAGATTCGCCCGGTGCAGTGCGATGCGGAGTTTTTGGCCAGCATCGTAGCCCAGCGGAACCGGGGCCAGCACTTCCACGCCTTCATCATGGACGACCACGGTAGCCGCCGCACGAACGCCGGCACCGGCACGACCGACCGCGAGGAGTATGTCAAGGCGTTCAAGCGACACGGCATCCGCAGCCATATTACCGGCCACGACTTCATCCCTGGCAGCGACGACATCGCGGGCCGGCAGGACGTGGTGCGGCAGTGGTTGCGTCCGCGTGAGAACGGCTTGCCGCCTCGACTGCGGATCGTCCGCGAGTGCTGCCCGCAGCTTATCAAAGAGTTCAAGAAGTTCCGCAAGAAGCAGCAGTACGGCGTCACGGTCGACGACCCCCAGTACCGTGGCGAAACGGACGTGATTGTGTGCTTGGAATACTTGGCCGCGTTTGGCCCGACCTACGTGGCCCCCAAGCCGCCAAACGCAACCTATGACGCATATGAACGGTTCTTGGCTGAACGCCGCCGCAAGGCTCGCAGAGCCCCAGGCGGAGCAGCCGTGTACTTTTAGGAGCGCCACATGCTGATCCCATTCCCCAACGCCCCGCAACCCCAAGTGGGCGACCAAGTGCTGTACTGGCCGCTGTGCCGCAAGAGCGCGCCGCCCCGGTTCGGCTACATCGAGGAAGTGTACGACAGTGCGGTTGTGACGATCCGCCTCTCGAATGGTCAGATCATTCATGCAGTTCACCACCAGGACGACCCCGGCCTGAGCATCAACGAATCCTGGCGGGACTCCGGCTGCTGGGACTACACGCACGAGCATCGCCTGCGGCAGATTCTCGAAGGCCGAGTGGAAGCGTTGGAGCGAGAGGTCGAATCGCTCAAGGCCAAGCTGGGAGGCGGTTCCAGGCCAACGAAAAAGAAGGCCACCAAGAAGAAGCCACGCAACGCGGACGAGTTCATTCAGTCGGTCCAGGAAGAGGCCAGCGAGTTTGCGGAAGAAACGGTTGACACCTGATGGAAACCCATCCCCTCGGCGGATTGTGTGAGGCTTGGCGGCGCGTCATTCGCAAAGCCAAAGACCTCAAGAAAGAGAAGTTCGGCGACGACGCTGCCGAATGCATGCGCTATTTCCGCGCCAACTCTGCTGAGGTGTGGGACGACAAGATCATCATGGGCGAGAGCGGGTACGTGTTCTCGGGCGACAGGAATCAGCCCGACATTAGCCCGCCGTCCTTCCGCATCGTGGTTGCCAAGGCGGCGGAACTGGTGCAGCTCTTTGGGCCGCACCTGTACCAGACCAACCCGCAGCGGATGGTGATTCCCAAGTCGTTCGACATGCCGCCACCGGAGGCCCTGACGCTGATTCTCCAGCAGCAGATGGGCGGGATGCCGCTGGACCCAAACGATCCGATGGTGCAGCAACTGATCCAGCAGCAGATGATGCAGTGGCAGCAGAAGCTCGGGCAGGACAATCTGCACATGGGCTTGGTGGCCACCATGATGGAGAAGGTGCTGAACTTCACGCCGAACGAACTGGACCTGGAAAAGAACTTCCGCCGCGTGCTGGACGAAGCCCTGATTAAGGGCATGGGCATGTTCGTCCACGAGATCGACTACCGCTACCCCGGTTCCAGCGGCCTCGTAGGCAGCTTCTACCGCAGCGTGGACGACCTGATCCTGGACCCGGAGGCTCGCCAGTGGGATGACCTCTGGTGGATCGCCATTCAGGGCTTGGCACCCTACTGGGAGTTGGAGGAACGATTCGGCCTGCCCGCCGACTCGCTCAAGAAGTACGCAAACACCAGCGGCATCGAGAGCTTGCATTCTGCCGCTGATGCGTTCTCGCGTGACGAACGGGCGGACATGCGGCGGCGCGGCGAGACGATGGACCTGCTGCCGTACTGGGAGATCTACTCCCGCTGCGGGATCGGGGATCGGTTCAAGAGCGTGCCCGAAGAACTGCGGCAACGGCTGCGGGATGCCAATCTCGGCCCCTACGCCTATCTGGTGGTGGCCGATGGCGTGCCGTTCCCGCTGAACCTGCCTACCAGCCGCCTGAATGACCCGGCCACGACCGACGACGACATCTTCGATGCTTTCCAGTGGCCGGTGCCGTTTTGGGCCGACAAGGAATGGCCGGTTACGCCGCTGTGGTTCCACGAGGTACCTGGCGAAGTGTGGCCGATGAGCCACCTGAAGCCGGGCCTGGCCGAATTGCGGTTCATCAACTGGGCCATCGGGTTCCTGGCCGCCAAGGTACGCACGAGCAGCCTGACCGTGCTGGCAATGGCCAAGGCACTGGACGAGGACTGGTTCAACACGTTCCTGCAAGGCCCGGACTTCTCGATCCTCAAGACCGAGCATCGCCTGCTGCAAGGCCAATCGCTGGGCGACCTGATCCAGTTCATTCAGGCTCCCCCGATGAATAAAGACATCTGGGAAGTGCTGGCGGCGGTGATGGAGCAGTTTGACCGCCGCGTGGGCCTGAGCGAGCTGCTGTATGGTCAGCAGAGACGGCAGTTCCGCAGTGCCACTGAGGCCGATCAGGCGTCGAAGTACGCGACCATTCGTATCGACGACATGCGTTCCCTGGTGAACGAAACCAGCCGGAAGATTGCCCGCAAGGAAGCCTTGATGTGGCGCTGGGTGGGCACGGGTCGCGACGTGTCTCCCATCCTGGGCGATGGCTACGCCTACGTGTGGGACAACACCGTAGCCACGCTCGACATGGACCGGATCGTGCGCGAGTTCGACTACCAGATCGAGGCCAGTACGGCGCGTCGTCCGAACATCGAGACGCAGCTTGGTTCGCTGATGGAGCTGTCGCAGCTTCTGGTGCCGGTGTACCAGCAGTTGGCCTTGGGCGGCAAGCCCCAGCAGTGGAACGCCTTCGTTGGTCAAATCGCCAAGCTGAACCTGCTACCGCAGCACGTTATCGACGGGATGATGATTCCCGAACCCGATCCCAACCAGCCTGATCCGCAGCAGCAAGCGATGGAAATGCAGCAGCAGATCGAGCAGGCCAAGCTGCAAATCGAGCAGCAGAAGGCTGAGTTGGAGATGCAGCTTAAGCAGCAGGAGATGGAGAACAAGCGGCAACTGGCCGCCTTGGACCTGGAGAAGAAAGCGGCCGGCGCCCAATTCGAGGCCCGCCGCCGCGAGGCCGAGCTGGCGTTCCAGCAGCAGAAGTGGTCCGCCGAGCTTCAGATGCAAGCGCTACAAAGTCGCCAGCAGCAGGCCAACTGGGAACGTGAAAACCAGCAGGACTGGGCAACGCACCAGCGCGAGATGCAGCAGCAGCGTGAAGCGGCGGCGGTGCAGGCCCAGACCATGAAGCAACTGGCGGATGCCAAGGTGCAGGCCGCTCGTAAGCAAGCTGCGGCCAAGCCAAAGCCGAAGGAAGGTGAGAAGTGAGCAGCGAATCCCCTGAGCAGCGCTACAAGAAGCTCCGCAAGAAGGGGTTGGCGCCCAAGCTGGCCGAGATGCTGGCCTACCAGGCGCCGCCCGGCACCAAGGGTACCGACCGTGCCTTTTGGGATGGCCGGCTGACCGCCTTTGACGGCATGCACCCG